CTGTGTCAAGTGTTACCTTAACATCAGCTTGTTTCAAATATTCAAATGTAAATGAATAGTTCGTTGTAGAACCATTCCCTGTATATGTAGTTTGTGTAATTGCCATTAGTAACGATTCGTTGGGATAATTCCTAGTTCAGCATTTCTTTCATTCATTTTCTTCAGATTAATACGCTGTTGAATAGAATCTTGCATTTCAAAATCAAGTTCATCAAATGCTATTTCTTCAGCTTGTTTCTGAGCATCTTTCAGTAAGATATGAATTTGATCATACTTACCAATTGGTAGTCGTTCAGAACTAATAAAATTAGGAAAACGTCTTGCTTCTTTTAATTCTTGTATTGTCTTACGAACATCTGCAATCTTACTAATCCTATTAATTTCTTGTCTAAAGAAACCACGCTTACCCATTTTAGCGTTTAACTCTGCACGTTCTTCAGCTAGAAGTTCAACACCATTACGTGTTTTAAATGCAGATGATACATCATATTCAATGTCATATAAGAATTGTTCTTCTTTAGACATTGCAGGGTGTACTTTAAGTGGAGAATAAGAGTTATAGATACGTTGTAACATATTATACTTGTTAGGTGCTTCACCACTAATAGGACTAATAACAGTAGGTAGTCTATTAGTTTGATCAATCAAACCCATTATCTGGTTACGATTAGCTAGTTGCTCTAAAATAGTATTATTTACTTCTTTATAACCACCATCAAGAATACGACCAAATTCATTACGCATACCAGCAAGTGGTCCAAGTGAGTTAATTTGACCAGCAATAAAACGATTAGCTGCAAATTCATTACCACTTAAAACTTCCACAAGAGGACGTAAAGCAGAGATACCAGCCTGATCTGTTAATGCTGATGCAAGAATAAAAGCAGACTTTTCAAATAGGTGTTCAGTAGCAGCTTCACCTAGCATGTCAAAGTTATCAGCAATGTTAGCAACCATTGCAACCCAATTACTTAAACCAGGACCAAGTAGTTCATTATACTCAAACCTAGTACCATCAGGACCAACAACAGAACGTGTTTTAAATCCACTGTTTTTCTGACGTGCACGATTTAGTTGACGATCTAAGGAACCATCACCTGTTGTACTAAATAAACCATCACCAAATATCTTGTCCTTCAAGACACTACCAACAACCATTGTAGTAACAAAACTACCAATACCTTTTCTACCAAGAGTTTTATTCTTTAGGTCAACAATAGTATTTAATTTAGCAGTCTCATCCATCTGATTAATTTTATGACCACGCTTAAGTAGAATCTTGTCTACTAACTCAGGTGATTCCATAAAAGTTTGTACAGGTGTATATGCTAAATCATTAACATCTGCTTGGAATGAACGTAAGGGTGCAGGTAAATAATCATCAGCTACTCTTACCATATTCATCATCGTTGTTGGAAACGTAAGGAATGGTGTAAGACCAGGTAATGTTCTAAGTAAACCATTTACTTGTTCTGTTAAACCTGTATCTAAGTTAAGAGCAATATCAGCATTGTTATACTTAACAGCCTGATCTACAACAATACCGTTTTTATCAAACATACTATTGTATTCAGTTTCAGCTAGTTCTTTAACTCTTGCTGGTGTTGCAGCTTCGCCTAAACGATCAAGCTCATCCATTGCACGGAAACGTGCTTGTGCATTAGCTAATGTAGCACCAGTCCAACCATCAAAACCTGTAAACAAATTAGGAACTAATCGAAATACAGGATCAGCTGCCATTGCTTGTTGATCTTCAAATAGTTTAACTAAGTATTTAAAACCATGGTTACCACGCATGGATTCTTGTTCTGCAATAAAACGATATTGCTCTAGTTTTTCTTCTTGTTTAATAACAAGATCAAGACGTGTTTGACCTTTTACAGAGTTAGGGTTTTGTGATGCTTTAGTAAACAACTTACCAGCATATGGTAATGCTTTCTTTTGTGTATCAAAAAGAGCACTATAAGCCATCCAACCACGTTGCATTGACTTAAGATCACCACGCATCATTGAACCAGCAAAATAAGCAACAGGTTCAGCAACTAAACCACTTAGGTTACCATACAATGCCTTAGCTGCAGTTGCAGGAGCAGACAATAGTGAGTTATAGTAATTACCCCTTACAGCTTGTGCAAGGATATTAGGTGATTCTGGTGTACCATCATAAATAGGACGCCACCTAACAAAAGTATTTAGAATATCGTCATTCATTTTAGCAATAGTATTAATCTTACCATCACTAAGTTCATATAGTTCAAGGAATGAATCTAAGATCTCAGGGCGATTAGCTTGTAAATACTCCCAGCTTTCAGTAAACTTCTCACTATCTGATTGAATACTCCTCAAAGCTTGAGGGTAAGACTCACGAATTGATTGTGAAATCTGTTCAGGTGATTTACCAAAGTTTTTAATACGCTCACCAAGAGCTAATAAACCACGCTTTTTAGTTGCATAGTATTTAGTAGAACCTACAAGTTGTTGTAAGAAAGCAAGATTATCACGAATCTTTTCTTTAGCAGTATCAACAGCAATAGAACCTCTATTAATACGGACACCTTCAGCTAAATCAGCAATCTGTCCTGCCATAGATGTAGCAGTATAAGCTTGTGCTCTAGCTATATCCATGTCAGTAAACTCATCAACCATATTATTGATTGAACGAAGTGCTCCTTTAAAACCTCCTTCAGTTAATACTTCAACACCAAACTCATTAGTTTGAATTGCAGGACCAAGAAGACGTTTAATGTCATCTACATTAGCAGAAGGATCAATTAGTTCTAAAACTAAATTATCACCTTGTGCTTGGATTTCATCAAAACTAATAGCCCAATCAGCTGCATCCATTCTATAACGGTCTGCATCTTTTAGCTGTTTAGTAAGACCAATAGTAATTTCTTCTACACCACCAGGTGTTTCAAGACCATACTTAAGAGCAGGTTCACTAATAAAATTACCTAGACGACCATATACTGTACCTTTGTTACCAGCAATACGTGCTGCATCAATACTAGCACCAACAATACCAAAGTCATCTACTGACCGCATACCTGTCTCTCTGAAGTCATACAAATCATGTACACCCTTCATAGGAACGTTAGCATCAGCATTTTTGGACATATTATAATATCCAAGTTCATCTAGATCTTTTGTTTGTTTAGCAACATATTCTGCTAATACTTCCTCTGCATCTGCACTTTTAGGAGGAGGTGCAATTTCTGCAAGACGTTTAATAGCTTGATCTGTTTCACCAATAATTTCAGGTGGTGCCTTAAACAACTTACCAACCTCATCTAAAGAAGCACCTAACTTACCAGCAAAACCAACAAAAGGAATAAGAAAACCTAATGCTAGATCTTCATTAATGTTTTTTATTCGTTTTTCATCAGTACTGTCAGTATCAAGTGTTGCCCAGTTATCAGGAATAAAGTCGTATTGAGCAGGTATTGCCTTTTTAATTTGACCAAAAAAGTTATCACCTTCGTATTCAGAACTGACAGAACCAACCATAACACTGGCTCCTGCTTCAACACCTCTAGCTCCAACAAACTTCATAAATTCTGTTTGCCCTAATTTAGAGCCAACACGAGCTTGTGCAGCTTGTCCTGCTGACATACCAGCACCTTGCAATAAAATTGTTGGTGCTACAACAGAAGAAATAGATCTAGTTAAATCAGCTACTTGATCTTCATATTTAGTAGCAGTAGGAATTTGAGGAATATCTAAACCCCTCATAATTAATTTACCTGCTGCATTAATAAATTGAGTACCATAATCAATAAGACCTTGACCTGGTGCACTTAATCGTTCTTTAACTTGTGTGTTAGTTTCTCCAATTGGTTGTCCAAAGTAACTAAGACCTTGACCAACTCCTGATAAATCAAAGAAACCTTGTTCTTCTGTTTTCTTTTCACCCGTAGGTTGCGTTTCTGGTTCAGTAGGTTCGGTTTGTTCTGCCGTAGCAGGTTGTACTTGTTCAACAGTTTCAGCTTGTTGCTCTTCTTGAGCAGCTAACCTTTGTTCAATTTCTTGAATCTGTTCATTAGAAAGTTCGCGTTCACGTTCCTTCTCATCAAGTACATAATCCTCACCTAAATTTGCATTTGCTGCAGGATCATTCATTTGTATGTTTTGTAATAATTAAAAACCAAGGTTTGGTATAAAGGTTCGATTAAGCTGTCTACGTCCAGGTAAATGTTGTGAAGCTGGTCTTTCATAATATTCTAAAAAATAATCAGCAGCTTCTTCAGGACTATTAAAATTCATGTTAAGAAATTGAGGACCTATGTCGTCCTGCAATGCATGTTGAATTTGACCTTTCCAATTTGACTGCCAATCAGGAACTGCTTGTTCCATTTTACGATAACGATCATCATACATTTGGAACAAACCTCCAGACATACCATTGTCTCCCATTACACCTGTTTCAAAATTAGATTCACCTTTAATATTAGCCAGAATACCTTTAGCATGTATATCTGAAACACCTAACGACCGCATGTAATCATATGCTTGCTGTGGCGATGGATTACCACCACCCATACTAGACCGCCGTTGACCAATTACAGTACCATCTTGCATCACGGCACCACGTAGTGACCGAGTTTTATTGTTATAAGGATTAAAAATAAGTTTAGATATATCAGGACTTGTAACTTCATCTAATGGGCTTTCACCAATGAGTGGTTTGTTTTCACCCATCGCAGCATTG